CTTCTGCATATCCCTTGAAACCGCTGTCATAGCGTCTTCGAAGCCTACGCCGATGCCCTCGCCCATATTTTTACCAAGCCCGGCAAAAAGAGTGGAGGGAGAGTGAATGCCGAAGAAGTTTTTAATCTTATCGACCACGTTCCCGAAAAAGCCGCTGATTTTGTTCCACAGCCACGCGCCAGCGTCTGAAATACCGTTCCACAGCCCCTTGATGAGGTTGCCGCCGACCTGCGCCATCTGCCCGATGTAGCCGGTGAAGGCTTTAACCAGTCCCGTGATAATCTGCGGGACAGCCTTAACCACCTCGACGATGATTTTCGGCAGGTTCGCAATCAGTGACACCAGCAGCTGAACGCCCGCAAGGATAATCTTGTCGATGTTCCCGACGATGGCGTTTACCAGCGAAGTGACGATTTTTGGAATAGCCGCTACCACAGTCGTAATGATTCGAGGCAGATTTTGAATCAAGGCGATAAGCAGCTTCACGCCTGCATCTATGATTAAAGGAATCGAGCCGATCACGGCATTGATGATTCCGTCGATGATCTGCGGCATGGCATTCACAATCGCCGTGATGATTTCCGGCAGAGCCTCCACCAGCGAAGTCAGCAGCTGTATTCCTGTTTCAATAATCTGTGGGATGGCATTGATGATGAAGTCCACAATGGCGGTAATAATGGCGGGGAGGGCTGCGATTAGCTGCGGAATTGCGTCAAGCAGACCTTGGGCAAGCCCAAGAATGAGCTGCAGTGCTGCTTCAAGAATCATGGGGAGATTGTCCGCCAAGCCCTGAACAATGGTTGCGACAGCTCTCACCGCCGCGGGTATCAGTTCGGGCAGAGCCGAGCCGATTCCGCTGACAAGAGCCGTCACCAATTGCACCGCCGCATTTATGAGGAGCGGAAGACTGTCAATCAGTGCGCCGACTATCGTCATCACAGCAGAAACAGCGGCAGGAATAAGCTCCGGCAGTAGATTCAGAATCGTGTTGAGTACTTGCGTGAAGATGTTTGTTACCTTTTCAAGCAGCATGGGGAGAAGGTCACCTACCGCCTGCAGGATTGCACCCGTCGCCTGCGGAAGAGCCACCACGATATTTTCAAGCACCGGCACGATATTTTGAACTACCGACTGAAACGCATCCACAAGATTTTGCGTCAAATTCGTCATATCAGCATTGGCATTCCCAAGCCCCGCCGTGAAAGAACCGAGCGCCGCCTGCAATAGTCCGATAGAGCCGCTGATGGTTTGCGTACTCTCCCTTGCGAAGTTGCCGGCATACTGTTCGGTGTTCTCGAAAAACATCTGCATGGCGACTTCGGCTTTTTCGGCATTGCTCGCGCTTGCCCAGACGAAATCAAGGCCCTTTGAGGCGGCGTACGCCTGAACGCTGGTCGCGGTCATCGCCACACCTAAATTGTCCATCATGGTGAAATTGCCTTTTGCGGCACCCGTGACGGCTTCCAAGGCGGTGGACATATCAATGCCCATGACCGATGCCATATCCGCCGCACGCTGCATTGCCTTTTCAGTAAGTTCCAGCGATTTCTGTTGCTGAATGCCGCTGCCTTGAAAAAGCGCGCCCATTTTGTTGGCGGTGGCCAGATACTCCGACTGGGAAACACCGAGGTTTCGGTACGCTTCCTCGCCTGTTTTTTGAATTGATGCGGCATATGCGCCGAAGACCGCCTCCGAGCCGCCGAGGTTTTGTTCCAGCTCGCCGAACTGCTGAACGACTTCTTTGCCCAGCTTGATTGCTGCCGCTCCCGCCGCGACAGCCACCGCGCCCATCGTCACGCCGATTCCTTTGAGGATACCACTCAGCTTTTCAAATCTCGGGCCGGATTTCTCCGCTTCATCGGCGGTTTCCTTCAGTTCATCGCCAAGGTTGTCGGTGGCTTCCGTCGACTGCGCGAGCTCGCGTTCCATGCCGTTCAGTTCCGCCTGCGCCTTGTTCAGCTGAATCTGCCAGTTTTGGGTGCGGCGGTCGTTTTCACCGAAGGATTCGGAGGAGTTCTGAAGAGCGGCGCGTAAGGTTTCAATTTTGCTCTTCTGCGCGTCGATTTCCTTGTTCAGGACTTCGTTGCGTGAGGTGAGCGCCTGCACGGATTTGTCGTTTTTATCAAATTGGCTGGTAACCAGCTGCATTTCAGAACCGAGAACCTTGAAGCTCTGGTTGATATCCGATAATGCTTTCTTAAATTCACGTTCGCCCTCAACCCCGATTTTCAGGCCAAAATTGTCCGCCACTTGCTCACCCCCTTAAATTCCGGGCGGAATGATATCGTCAATCGTCCGGGTTTTCTTCGGCTTTTCCATGCCGAGAAACTGCTTATGACAGGCCCATAAATCTAAAAACAGACCGATGGGCATGAGCCAGAAATCCTCCACGCTCATACCCATCTGCACTGTTCCGTAATATAGAAGTCGAGTAAAGGATTCCGCGTCAGTTTGCTGACACTGTCCGTTTACTCGACTTCCGCGTTTTTTAAGGAGGTTTCGTCCTCGCTTTCAATATTGCGTTTAGTGCCCTTGAACATCGCTTCTGTAATAGCATTTTTGTATGCCGCCAAATCGAGCGGCGTGGTCAGAAGTTCCACCTCTTCCTCGGTGAGCAATTCTTCCGGTGCGTTCTTATTCTTAAGGTTGCGAATCAAGATGGACTGATTAGCAAGCAAAGTCAGAAGCCACACAATCTCATCCAATGCCATCTCGAAATTCTCGGATTTCATCAGCTTCTCACCGAGGTTCTCAAGACCGCCATAGCGCCCCGCAATCGCCTTGGTCGCACGGGTGGTCAGCACCAGTTCATATTCCTTGCCGCCGATATTGATAGCGGCACTTCTTTCAGCGGTGTTTGTATAAATGACGTTATCCATTCTGCATCCTCCTTATGGTGCCGGCGTGTAGACCGGTTCATAAACTTCGGTGAACCAACCGGTGATTGTGGCGGAAGCGACTCCGGCGTCGCCCTCGGTAACCTCCGCCTTCCACGGGTGCTTGCCAAAAGCGTCCAGTTTGTTGCGGCGCATGACCGTCCCCTCAATGGTAGGTGTGGAGAAGGTGATGGAATCCGACTTGGTTTGCAGATTGGTCGCGGGCAGACCGAATTTCACGCGGTAAAGCCAGAAATAGCGGTAGGTACCGTTTGCTTTCTTCGCGCGGAAGCCTACCGCGACAGGTGTTCCTACATTTTCGCTGGCGGAGATCAGTACGCCGTTATCGTCTGTGGACGCGCCGGTCAGATCCGCCGCCGCCGTAGGACCGATGTCGTCAACGCCGAGGGTGAGCGTACCGCTGTTAAAGTCTTTCACCACTTCGGCGGCACCGTCGTCAGCGTATAATATTGCCTCAACCAGTTCCACCGAGAGTTCGGCAGTGATGGCTTTGGCAAGCACCAAAGGCGTAGAATAGGTTTCTTCGCCGTTGGAGTCCTCGGTTATTTTTGAGTAATAAAGTTTATCAAGACCGATTGTCGCCATAATTTATTCCTCCGTTTCGTATGATTTTTCCACATCAATGGCGTAGTGGTGGTAGTCGGTATCGTCCTCATGGCCGATATACCGGCGGTCAGTTATCGTAAATTCTGCTCCCAGAAGCAGCGCTGTTATCTGCCTTTTCCTCTGGAGATAGTTGCCTTTGGAAAACAGCGAAATCCGCACTTCGGAGATATCGAAGAGCGGTGCGTTATTTCCAAACAGGGCAAATTCGTCCGTCATCGGTGTGAATACAAGGTATTCGTCGGGAGGAACGCCGGAAAAAACGCCTGTCTCCACAGGAAGAACAGGCGAAAGCAACGTGTTCAATTCTGTTAAAATGCTCATATTCCGTCAACCTCCTCCTGAAGCTTTGACTTCATGGTTTCAATGCAGGCGCTTTTGCTCTGAGTCCTTGCAGGCTTTAAAAAAGGCTTGGGCGGCTGCCCGGATTTGCCGTATTCGAGAATGTTGGCAATTTTGGCATTGGAGTTGGCACCGGACCTTCCGGCACCGTCAGAGCGCGGCTCGGCAAAACCGATTTTAACATCCCAGTTACCATCCCGGTTCTGCTTGGCAGGTGAAAGTCCGAGGGAGCGTTCCAACTCACCTGTGGAACGGCTTTTTTCTTTTGTGCCGCTGCCGACCACGGAGGACAGATTACCTTTTACTTTATCGAGAACGACATTTCCGCCAGCTTCCAGCACCTTGGGGATTATTACATCTGTTTGGTCAGCCAGCCGGGAAACCTTTAAAAGAAATTCCTCCGGCATCTTAATTTGAACTTTTCCCACTATCTCACCGTCCCTTCCTGTTTTTCCGCAAGCACCTCAACATACATCCCGCGCCCGCGAATATCCTCCGCGCTGACAATTCGATATTGCTCATCGCCGCAGACGATAAACAGAGAAGCAGTAATCTCTGTGCCGGGAATCTTCCGAAAACGGAAGAGGGCCGTCGCTTCGCTGAACGCCGCCATATTTGCCCACCGCTCGTTTCCGTGTCGGTGTTCCTTGTATGCGCGGATGGAAGCAAGAATATGGTCGCCGTTGGTAACAAACCCGTCCGCATCCTTCACCGGGGCGGTGGAGATGATGTCAATCTGAGTATTCATTTTACCAAAGCTCATAATCACACCTTCCAATCCCGGTCGAGTCGCAGAAGAAGGTTTACCGTATCCCACACTTGCCGACCAGCCTGAACCGAATCGGAGAAAAAGCCTGCCGTGCTGCCGTCCCGACTTTCATAAAAGTGGGACGACAGCATGATGATTGCTTGCTCGGTGGTAGCCGGCATGAGATTTTCCTCATAATAGCCCTTGGAAACATGCTGATAGCTTTCGGCATAGGAGACAGCGGCGGCAATATAGCTCAGCAGTAGGCCGTCGTCCTCGTCGTGTGACAAAATAAGGTGCGCTTTGACTTTGGGAAGAAGATTATCTGTCGTCATGCCGTCCGCCTCCTTCCGATCATTCTTCGTCCGCAGCCATCAGCCCCGCCGCTTTCAGCTTGGCGAGAAGGGCGTTAAAGTCCGTGACCAGACCGGCGGCATCGGTCGCGGTACTGTCCGCCTGATTTTCCGCAGCAGGAAGCCCCGTCACCGAGGCTCCCTCCAGAATTTCCAGCGTTCCGCCGATGACGGTTTTCTCGCCGCCCTGCTCGGTGTAGTTTTTAGTGGTATAACTCATTGTCAGCCCTCCTTACGCATGCTGCTGGAGAACCTTAATAGCCTCCGGCAGAATTAGCTTCCCGTCCACGCGCTGGGTAGCGACAAAGCCAACCTGGCCAGTGACCGCAAAGAGTTCGTTCAGGCGCTTGAACACCCGCCCCTGACGGTCGGCTACCCAGTAATAGCTGAAGTCGCCGAACACGACGGTTTTGGCGGTAGCCGCCATGGTAGGCACATATGCCGAGGTGTACAGAGGGCGGTTCAGGATGGTGTCGGGCTGACCCGCCTGCAGGGAAGGTTGCCATAGATACTGTCCCTGGCCGTCCTTCAGCTTGCGAATTGCCTTGACGGTGGCGTCATTCATGACAAACACCGCTCTGTTGCGGTAGGGCGCTTTCAGCGAATAGAAGAGGTCAAGTACCTCGTCGATAGTGACAGCCGCTACGCCTGCCGTGGTCACGCCAACCTGAGCGCCGCCTGTGGCGGCGAGAATGCCGGTAGGCTTGCCGGAACCGTCGCCGGTGAAAAAGGCTTCCTCTTCCTTATTGCCGATACGACGGGCAAACTCTCTGGAGATATATGCTTCGAGATTGAACACGCTGTCGTTCAGAAGTTCCTCGGAGACCTTGATGAGGGTGCCCAGTTTATATGCACCGATGGACACTTGACCGAAAGCGTCGTCGCTCTCGGGGATGGCGCCTTCCTCATCGATCCAAGAGGCTGTGCCCTTGGAGGCCACTACTGGAATCTTGCGATCGCCGGAGGAGGTGGTGATAACGTTTGCCAGCCTGCGGAAAATGTTCTCGTCCTCGAGGGCTTCCACAAGGGTTCGCTCGAATTCGTCGGGGACGAGATAGCCGCCCTCGGAATCGGTGCCGATCTGCAGGGCGTTTTTTACGCTCACATCAAGGCCCTCGTTGCCGCGCGTGCGCATGGCGTTCCAGAAGGCTTTTCTGTATTCGGCGGACGCACGACCGGTCTTTTCCTCGGTGCCCTTGGACGGTGCGTTGGTGATAGGATTGCTGGTAGCTCTTGAGAGTTCCAGGTCGATAGCGGACTGCCGCTCGAGTCGCTCAACCTCTTTACCGAGAGCGACAACGTCGGCTTCCATCTTCTCATAGACGGCGGTATCCTCAGCGGACAGAAGCCCGTCGTTACCGCGCTTGGTGTCCAGAAACGCTTTTGCCGCGTCCCATGCCTTAGCGCGCTTTTCGCGTAGTTCAAGAATTTTACTCATTGTGTTATCCTCCTCAAAATTAGTGGGAAATTAAAGAGAGCCGCTTATCAAGCGACTCAATCGGCGTTCCCGTTTTTGTTTTTTGCTGCTTCGGCAGCTTACTGATTAAAGAGTTGGTCACCGCCATGCGAGAGAAAATCAGGCTGTCGGCGGCGGTTGTTTCGCCCTCGGCGAACATGATTTTATCCGCAAAGCCCAGTTCAACCGCCTTGTTTGCGTTCATCCAGGTTTCAGCGTCCATCAGGTGGGAAAGCTTCGGTCGGGACAGTCCGGATTTCAGCTCATAGGCGTTGATGATACTTTCCTTCACCTCGTCCAGCAGCGCCTTGGCTCGGAGCATTTCCTCGCTGTCGCCGATGGCGATGGTGGAGGGATTATGGATCATCAGCATGGATACGGGGGACATATATACGTCGCCGCCAGCCATTGCGATAACCGAAGCCGCGCTCGCCGCCAGGCCGTCAATTTTGACGGTGATCTTCCCGGTGTAGTCCATGAGCATATTGTAGATCTGCGCCGCCGCGAACACGTCGCCGCCCGGAGAGTTAATCCACACCGTGACATTGCCCGCCCCGGCGAGCAGCTCATCTTTGAAGATCTTTGGGGTTATTTCATCGCCCCACCAAGTTTCGTCTGAAATGACACCGTTGAGATAGAGGGTGCGTTCCTCAGTAGTTTCATCCCGCACCCAGTTCCAAAATTTTTTCATTGGCTGTTTGCCTCCTTATTATAAAAATTGCCCGCCTGTGACAGCGGGAGCATATTGCCGTTGACCAGATACAAGTCTCCGCCTTCCTCGGCAGAAATGCGGTTCATATCTTCGAGTTCCCGTATGTCATTAGCTGACATCCAGCCATTCTGCCGACCTACCGCGTACCCGTTCATGCGGCTTTGGTAATCGCCGCGAAGCAGTCCGTCCACATTAAACTTGATGAACAGTGACGGCTTTTCGGAAGGAAGAATCAGCGACTGTTGCAAATTCTGCTCCCAGCGCACCACCCACGGATCGAGGGTATATTTCACGAATTCCAGTGACTGCTGCTCGATATTAGAAAAGCTCGATTTCTCAAGATCGCCCACCATGTGGGGCGGTACGCGGAAAATACGGGCGATCTCATTGATCTGGAATTTCCGTGTCTCCAGAAACTGCGCCTGCTCCGGCGGGATACCGATTGCCTGAAATTTCATGCCTTCCTCAAGCACGGCGATTTTGTGGGCATTGCCGTTGCCCTGATAGGCGCTGTTCCAGCTTTCTTTGACGCGACCGATATCCTTGATAACGCCCGGATGCTCCAGTACGCCGCCGGGGTTCGCGCCGTTGGCAAAAAAGCTGGCGCCGTACTCCTCGGTAGCGAGAGACATGCCAATGGCGTTCTTGGCCATGGCGATGGGGCTGTAGCCGACCAGCCCGTCAAACCCAAGACCGGGGATATGGAGAACCTCATCACGGCGGAGCGTGACATATCCACCTTTTGGGTTCAGCCCGGTTTCATCCGCGTCGCGGTAATAGGTGTAAAGCAGCTCTCCGTTTGCCGTCCGGCTGACGTCCATCTTACTCGGAAGCAGAGGGTAAAGTGCAACCGCCTGCCCGCGCCCGTTTCGCACAACCTGCGCGTAGGCGTTGCCCCAAAGCAAAAGATGACTCATCAGTGTTTCTCGAAACACGAATGAAGTCATCTCAGGGTTTGGTTCGTCATGAAGCAAGTGGTAGAGGGGGTGCAGTGGTATGCGCTCTTTGCCGCCGTCAGTCCGGTATCGGTAGATATGCAGCGGCAGGCCGGCGACGGCTTCGGACAGGATACGCACACAGGCATAGACTGCCGTGGTCTGCATCGCTGTCCGCTCGTTGACTGTCTTGCCGCTGGTTGTGCTCCCGAACAGAAATGACCACCCGCCACCGATGCGGTTTTGTGGCTTGCCGCGTGAACGAAATAGACCTGAAAATATACTCATAAAATCAATAGCCCCCTCTCTGTATAAACACTTTCTGTGGCTCCACAGCCGAGAGTGGCGCGGGCAAGTCCCATTATCAGGGCTACCACACCGTCAATCTTCTCGGTGGATTTTTTCTTGTTCGGCTTGATGTTGCCCGCCGCGTCTTGGTCGATGATGACGTTGCCCATGTTCCAGTCGAGGACGGGGTGCCGACCGTGCCGAATTCTGCCCTCCATCACAAACTGATAGAAGTCCTTGGACGCAGGGGACATACTTCCGAAACCCTGCCCAAAAGCGAAGACCGTGAAGCCTTTTTCCTCGCCCAACTCCTCCAAGTCACGGCGCACTTTTTCGGCTCCCCAACGGTCGTAGGCAATTTCTTGGATGCGGAACCGTTCTGCAAGTTTCTCAATGAACGCTACGATATAGTCATAGTCAACTACATTACCCTCGGTGGTGTTGAACACGCCCATCTTCTTCCAGACTTCGTATGGGACATGGTCGCGCCGTGTGCGGAGGTCGATAATATCCTCCGGCAGCCAGTAGAACGGTATCACTGTATACTTGGTTTCGCCGCTTCCCGGCGGGAACACCAGAACCAGAGCCGTGAGGTCGCCCGTGGAGGATAAGTCCAAACCGCAGTAGCAGTCGCGCCCCTCGTAATCGTCCTCGCCGATTGCCTCGCCGCAAGCGTCCCATTTGTCCATTGGCATCCAGCGGATGTCGGCGTTGCACCATTCGTTTAAGCGGAACTGCCGAAAGTGCATCTCCTCGGCGGGGTTCTGCTTGGCTTGCTCGTAGGCGGCCTGCACGGTTTCGAAGGGAATCGTCACACCGATGGAGGGGTTCACCCTGCGCCAGACTGTTTCGTCTTGCCAGTCATCATCCTCCTCGATACCAAAGACAGCCGGGTAAAAGGCAGGGTCGATTTTTGAGCCGTTCATCACGGCTTTCGCCTTGCAGTGGATTTCATAGCAGATGGAAGTCTTGTCACGCCCCGCCGTTGTGATGAGGAAGTAGAGCGGCTGCCGTCTGGCATCTCCCGTGTACTTGGTCATCGTGTCGAATAATTCTCTGGTCTGCTGTGCGAACAACTCATCGAAGATAAGCCCCGACACGTTGAAGCCCTGCTTGGATTTCGTCTCAGAGGACAGTACCCTGTAGAAGCTGTTGGTGTGCGGGAAGATGATCCGCTTTGTGGAGGGCACGAGTTTAGACAGCTTTGCCAAATCGCCGCATTGCTCTACCATCGCCTTGGCGGTGTTGAAAACGATGCTTGCCTGGTTGATATCAGCGGCGCAGGAGTAGACCTCGGCTCCGGCTTCGCCGTCTGCGAATAAGAGGTAGAGGGCAATAGCCGCCGCCAGTTCAGACTTGCCGTTTTTCTTACCGACTTCTACATAGGCGGTTCGGAACTGCCTGTATCCATCCGCGTCAACAATGCCGAAGATGTCACGAACAATCTGTTCCTGCCACGGCATGAGGTGGAACGGCTTTCCATACCATTCGCCCGTGGTGTGCTTGAGCATTGAAATGAAACCCACCGCGAAATCCGCCCGCCGCTCGTCGTAGTGCGAGGTGGGCAGCATCAGCGGGGTGGGGGTATATTTGAAATCGCCCATCGGCGAACCTCCTTTCATGGCAATAAAAAAGACCTCCGTTTTCGGAAGCCTTGTGAAAAGCTATATTTGTACGAGAGACAGCCCCTTGCGGGGTGTCCTCGGTTGTTTACGCGGTTAAGGTTTAATTGTACTTTTCGAGGATGATGGCGTAGACCGCCTTGACCTCGTCGGTGGCGGGTTCGATGTCCCAGCCCCTGTCGTAGTTCACGAGGTTGCGGCTGTCGTTCAACTTGCGGATGGTGAGTTTACTGACCTTGCCGCCGTTAATGCCGAACTCGGAGCCTTCCTCGTAATGCTTGACCCAATATTTGTACTTGTCGCCCGTCGTCGGGCTTGCAATTATGCCTTCGCTCCACATGGCTGCGTCCTCCTTAAGGTCTGTGTTCCAGTTTTATGCCGTCGTCCTCGAAGTGGGCGATGTATCGGGTTTCAAACCGCTCGCCGGGCAGTTGGACGATTATTCGTAATTCGCCGTTTTCAAAGGCTCGGTAGGTTCGCAGAATTGTCGCTCCTGTTGGAAGCTGCTCTTCGACCTGTTTCCATTGTTTTTCGTTCATTTTCGTTTCCTCCGTTTGGTGTGGTTTCCCTTTCGGTAGTCACATATTAACTCTAAAAGCACACGATATCCAGGTAATTACGCGATATATCCGGGCGTAAACCACACGAATATTAAGGCTGTTATCGCCGTAGGAATTGTGTAGTTTACGACGTTATTCCTCGCCAGTGAGGATAAAGCGGACGTATTTGTCTCTATGCTCCTCAAGGAAAACCACCAGCTCGAAGAAGGTCATTTCATGGGCAATGCGCTGAACGGTACGGGTATCAAACATATTTGTCAGCCCGGTGTTGCGGATGGCGAGAATTTGCTCGCGCACCTCATTTGTCATCATCGCACCTCCTGCAAAGGTCCTCACCGTAAACTACTTGGAGCGAACTCCCATTGTCCCACGCCACTCCCAAACTGCCAATGTCGTCAACATACCGTACGGTGCCTTTTGTGCCTATTGGCGGCGCCCCTACATCGTCCATGCGAAGAAGCTCCACGCGGCAGCCGACTGGATACTGCTTTCGGATGCGCTCGACTGTTTCCCTTGATGGAAAATTATTACTCATCTCTACCACCACCCTCACTGTTTGAATTGGAAAAGCCTTTTTTCTGCCCGTCTCGAAACGCTGAACTGCCGGTCAGGTTCTTTAGAAGAATCTTGCGTTCCCGCTTATGCTCATCGCCGATAAAGCCGAGGGAGAGAAGCCAGCACCGCATGGCGTACTTCGGATTCTCCACCTCTCTTTCTTTGGCGGTGACACGGTGTTTTTCCTTTGCCGCCTTACAAAGCTTTTCAACCAGCGTGGCGTAAGCTTTGACTGTATCTCCATCCAAATTACCGCTGAACCACGGGAATCTAAGCGTGTTAGCGGTCTGTTGAATCGGCAAATCCTCCGCACCGAGCACAGCCTTTAAAAGCGGAGCTTTGGCGTTTACCAGTTTGGTGAGGTTGTCAAGCTTTTCAGGGTTAAAGCCTGTGAGCGGAATTTCAATGACCAGATTGTCAGGCTCATCCGGTTCGGGGACATCGTCGGCTCGCATTCCGTTCTCGCCGTGGAAATCCTCACGGCGGGTGCGACCAAGCCCCAGTTCCTCTTCCTCGGT